GGATTGCTTCCACCGTTGCTTATAGCATCGATCACATCGTTCAAAGGCTGACGGTCATCGTGGTTAGAGGAAACTCGCAGCCCAGACTAGACTCCTACGAAGTGCTAACGTTACGGCATCCGCCTAACGGTAGGCAGCGATCCACACCACTGCTCTCTTGTCAAGTTTTACATCACTACAATGGCAGCACCCAATTTCGACATTCTTGAAGACCTCATTGCTGATGGGCGCCTCCAAATTACCCCTTATGTCACCTCAACTGAACCCAAAATATTTGACGTCGATTTCGACGCACTCTGGAACAGGATTAACGCTATTATAGTTCCAATTTACACTAATTGGGATCAACTCAGGTTTCATTATCCCGGAACAACTACTACTGTGACAAACAACATCACCCTTGACGTTGGACACCTAGTCACATTTGCGCTCTGGCAACTTTATAACAGACTCCGATCTGTTGCTGAATGCTTCCACCACCCAACGCGTACCTCGCGAATGAACACACGAGCTCCAATTTCTAACAGGATGGAGTTTCCAAGCTTTCTTTCTTCTATGCTTGAATCTATTAGCTGGCTCCGTATTAACGACGGACCTGTTGATTATCTTGCTTTATTTACTGCACCTACAGGTACATCAAACAACTACGGAAGAAGCACCGTTCAAGTCCCAGACAATGGCTGTTACGACCGCCTAACTGGAAAGCTGCGCGCACTTGGAGTACAGCTTACTCCAATTGATATGACGCCATCCGCTGGCTCATTTTGGCCGACTACTCAAGTCATAACTGAGGAGGAGCTATACAACATCGTTGGCACGTTTCACTCATCTCATTACGTCAATGAAGACGCAATAAGAGCAATCTTCCTCGCAGGGACGGCACACTCACAGCCATTTCCTGACTTTGGAATGACTGTTGGATTCGTCACCGACAGAACAGTCATGGACCCACTTGCGGCACTAGCTGCACCAACTGGCACTCCAAGATCTGAAGAAGCAACATCGGCAGGCAGACCTGTTCATGGCATGTACAATGTCAACCACCGCGGCATACAACCAGCTGCAGGTGAACAGAACCCCTCAGGCTGCTACATCATTGGTCGTGGCTATGAACGCCGCTACACATGCTACCTCGCACGCCGAATCGCTGTTTTCGAGGCGAACCGCATTATCCGTTATCGCTTTATGCGTTAATTTGCTATTTAATTGCAGTTTAATTTCTAATTCAGTCGTTTATCAGACAATTTAAACTATGGTTTGTAATGAACTTATTTAAATGAATTTCAGTTTTTATGGAATTGTATTATGATTTTATAATTGTTAAAACTTACCATGTATTGGTATAATACGCTTGACTGATGAATTTCTCTTTGGTGTATATCATGTATGCACCGGAGAATCCATCACGCCTACCC